ACTCTCTACCATTGATAACTTCTTCTTGGCCTGCACCCCTTTCATCGGGATGCAAGTTGGAAGATTTTATTATCGCTTGAAGCCTATGATTGAGTTTTCTCCACGTCACACCGAAGAACCTCGCAAGTTCGCCCTCAGTCATGGCAATTTCTCCATTTCCTTTGCGGACTATTTGCATATTGCTGCCCCATTCATAATAACTGCGCTCTTTGTATTGAATGGATTTTACTTCTATCTGTGATTTGTTTTTTGTATTCATGCCGTTTCCTCCATTTTATAGATTGAAATATCTGAAGGTTCATAAACCTCTCTGACTCTATTCTATAGTTAATAGAAACATATTCTTTCCGTTCACTTGTTGGTAGTATGTACTCATATCGTAGTAACACACATAAGCAACTACTGACAACAACGTAATCCTTTTTCTTTCATCGGTTTATCTCATATTGTAGTAATGTAGTAAGAAAACAATAAAAGAAAAAGGATTGGTACATATTCAACTATTGACACCCCTGTCATATATGATGATAGGAATGACAGAGTTCCTTGGACGCATCAACTCACTGCACACATGCTTTCTGAACAGATGGACTTCTACGCTGTCAAGCAAGAAGGAAAGGGCGATAATTGTAGGTAATGGGTAGAGCGGTGCGTAGCCCCTTACCTCCTTATCCGTGACTATTTTCCTTTCGTCTGCGCCCCTTTCTTCTGGATGCAGGACGGATTCTTCGGTTATCGTCCGAAGTCTGCCATTGACTTTTCTCCATGTAACTCCGAAGAACCTTGCAAGCTCGCCCTCGGTCATGGCTACTTCGCCTTTTCCCCTGCGGATAACCTGCATACCATTTCCCCACTCGAAGTAGCTGCGCCCCGTGTCCAGACGGATTTCAGCCTTGGTCTTTATTCCATCTTCCGTATTCATGCCGTTTCCTCCATGCTTTTGTTTCTGCTTGCGTTGACAATCGTCATTGCCCCTATGGTAATCGCTTCCGTTTCCATTGTATCGTTTTCTTTGTTCTTTTCCTGATGTTTGGCGATGAGTTTGTCCATGTCCTCGGAAATCTTGCAGTCCGTTACCTGTGCATAAATCTGTGTACTTGCAATTGATGTGTGTCCCATCATCTTGGCGATGCTTTCTATGGGAATACCTGCACTTAGACACATCGTTCCGAAGGTATGTCTTCCCATGTGATAGGACAGGCGTTGCTTGATACCACAAGCCTTGCCTACGATGCTTAGCTTCGCTGCTAACACACTTCTGCTGCAACAGGGCTGAAAGATAAGGCGATTATCCATATCCGTGTTATTGCCTTCTTCTTTCACCGCTTTTAGTTGCCTTTGCTGCTCAATAATCGTCTTGGCTATGGGATGTAACGGCACTATAAATTCTACTTTTGTTTTCTGACGTTCCTTTCTTATATACATCTGTCCGTCCGCTGCGCTCTTGATATGCCCAAACGTCAAGTGTTCCATATCCGTAATGGCTAAACCTGTGAAGCAGGAGAAGATAAACATCTGTCTGGCAAGCTCGGCATCACTATCACATATCTTCATAGCCATCAGTTTTTTCACATCACTCTTACTAAGAAAGCGGATAGCCTTTTCCACCTTTTCATATTCTGCATGCTCAAATGGATTATAACGAATGATGCGCTGGCTTACCGCACGGAACATCAAACGGCTCAGCCAACAAAGATAATTGTTGATAGAAGAACCTTTCAACCCTTTCTTTTTAAGAAAGAAGCGGTATTCTTCAAACAGTTCCTCCGTTATACTTCGGATTTCTATATCCGTACTACCTAAGTCCTTTATAAACTCGCACAGCATCCTGTTAGCATAGCAAAGGTTAGTGTATGTACCTTCTGCCTTAGACTTGCCCACACCTTCCTTTACCGATTGTAGTTCTGTATTGCTTAGCTCCAACAAAGTGGTGGGAGAAGTTGCTATGCCTTGCAATCTGTTTTTAAGCAGTTCAGCACTTACCACTCCGTCTTTTAGGAGCAGTTCCTGATAGGTCTTTTCTACTTGTTCTCTGAATGCTTGCAGGCGAAGGTTTGTTTTCTTATCTGTAGTTATTCCTTGCTTGGCATTCCACTCCGCAGGCTTACATTCTTCGTTTGTAGTAATGACAGAGTTCTTGCCATCTATCGTGATACGGCAGAGTATGGAGGTCAGACCATTTGCTTTGGTCTTTTGTCTGTTGATATAAAACAGTGTCTTGAATGTACTTCTAATCATGATTTTAGTTTTAATACTACTATTGCTAAATACTCATCTGCATATCCTCCGTGAAAGAAAGGAAACGCTCAAACTCCAAAAACAGTTTCTGTGGTGTAACCTTTGCGTACCGTTCGGTCATACTCACGTTGCTATGCCCCAACATCTTGCTCACCGTTTCTATCGGCACTCCCTGCTCAAGTGTGATGAGCGTGGCAAAGGTATGTCTTGCCGTATGCGTGGTAAAGGGAAAGGCTATGCCGATTCTTAGGCGCAATGCTTTAAGATACGATTGATAGGTGGCATATTTCATCTGTGGCAATAGGCTTTCCCTTTCATCGCTCTTGTACTTCTCTATTATCCTGATGGCTTCGGGCAACAACTTGATACGGCAAAGTACGCCTGTCTTCTGCCTGTTGAACTTCAGCCAAAGACTTCCCTCATCATCACGGACAAGATGCAATCTGCTTAACTCCATCAAATCGCAATAGGCTGCACCCGTATGGCAAGCAAAGACAAACAAGTCCCTTGCGGTTTCCATTTCCTCCTCTAACTCTTCAAACTGTATCTTCATTAGTTTGTCAAGCGAACACCTATCAAGAGCTTTGGGTAGCTTCTTATCTCCTCTTACTATTTTTGCATTAGCAAACAACAAGGTGTCAGCCAATCCCTCACGGTATGCCAACCTACATACGGTTTTTATTTGGGAAGCTGCACCATAGAAACTGCTCTCTTGAAAACCTAATGTCCCCAAGAAAAAATCTCTAAAATCATAAATAAAGTTTTCAGATAGTTGTGAGAAAGCTAAATCCTCTACCTTATATTTCTCTTCGATGAATGTGCAAAGATTGCTTCGTGTAGAGTGATAATTAGATAGCGTATCTTTCTTAATATCTATTCCAACGTGTTCTTCTTTCTCCCTGATAAGCCTATCAAGGCGTTCTATAAGCATACACCGAGATTGTACGCTCCCTTGAAACTGCTCCTTGATGTCCGTGGCAGTAAATGCCTGTCCTTTGGACAGCAATGTTTGATAAGCGGACTGAATGGAAAGTACTAAACTATCCAGCTTTCCGTTCACTTCCACCGCCTCACGGCTCTTGCCCCTCATTCTACTTTCACGAGGACTCCACAAATCTATATCACAAGATAGCTTGCAACTAAACTGTACTATACTCCTTCCAAGTGTGATACGTCCCATAATGGGAGCTTTACCCTGCTTATCCTTTCCGCTCTTTTTGAGGTAGAGCAACACCTTCATCTTTTCTGTTTTCATACGCTTTAATTTTTATGGGCAAAGTTACCCAAATTAAAGCGTTCCTCACTTATGCAGAAAACTGCCGACCAAAGCAACAAACACACGAGAGAAACAATTTCAGTTACCTACATCTGCATTTAGTTACCTACTTCAAATCTTGGTAATGATTTAGTAACTGAACTTCTGCTTAAATCCGCACTTTCCTGCCTTTTACAAATAGAGCAGTTTTATGCAAATTGCCTCGTTTCTACCTCATTACCAATTAGTTTGCATATCTTTCGATATTTCTTCATTTTCCTTGATTAGTTACGACGTAAACGTATACGTTTCGAGCTTAAAACGTATACGTCTTGGGCACGAAACGTATACGTTTTGGGGCAGGTCGCTTTACCTCTCATGCGGAGAGGCTTTCAGAAGAATAAAAACACACCTTACCTTTCCCCTGTATAACGTCTCCGACAGGAGCAAGGAAAACCAGCTGGAGACACCTTAAATATTATGAGTAAGAAAAACAAACCCATTGGATACACTCTCGGCCAGCGCAAGGTG